AGCGCGCGCGGATAAGCTGCTGCGTATTAGCTAGTAGAAGTTTCAAGAGAAGGCAATAAAGAATCTAATGCCTAATTAACTTTCTTTATTGCCTCGGTAGTGTCCTACATGGATAAGGGATAACCGCAATCTCCCAATGTCGCTAAAGCATCTATTAAATCCTCACTAGTGGGTTTAATAGATTCCCAAGCATTTATAGCATCTATAATAATTTGAGACAATTCATCACAAGTATATAGATTATCCACTTCCTCCTCTTCTGGCTACAAAAAGTCATTATCAATATCAGAAATAATATTGTTGTACATCTGTAATCTCATATTCCTCAATTAAAATCTAAGCACTAATATTACCATTCCAATTATTTTCATTGCACGTTCCAATAATTGTAATAACTGTACTACCGGTATCTCTATACAAACTATTAAATTCTTCTTGAGAAGATTTAAATTTCATCAAACTAACTCCATTGGCAAGAGTAATTTTTAAAGTAGGATGTTTGTCTGGAGAAAGTAATTGAATATTGTCTTTAGTGACATTAATTCGCTCAATCGCAATATAAGGTTCAGATAAACCCTGTCCCCAATAATATTTTAACTCAGCGACTTCAAGAATATCTGCCGGACTAAAATTGCTACCGCTAAAAATAAAATCAACATCATAATGAGGTGAAAAAGAGAAATCTGCGAGAGCAGTATTTGTATATTCAATTAAATTCTCCATTTGGTCAGCTGCGACCCCAAGACCAAAAGCAGATTGATGTCCTTCTGCAAAATCAACTAAATTGCTATTGTTTAAGAAATCTTTAAAATTCGTAAAGGCAGATTTATCATAATTGCGGCAGCTTCCTTCCCAAAATGTTGCACCGTCTCTATTTACTTTATTTAACAAAGCAACAGGGCGTTGATATTCTGCCATAAGCTGGTTTGCAATTAAACCTGTTAAATTCTTATTAACAGCTTTTTCTTCAGGAATTTGTATATATAAAATTTTATTATCTAAAAGATTTTCTTCTTCAATCAAACTCTCAACAATAGCAAAACCTTCATCACGGGCTTTAGTTTGTCTATTTTTGATATTAGTACAATTACGACAGGCTTGCTCAACAAGTGTTTCCATCTGGCCTTTACAACCTCTTTTAGTGGAAGGAACCTTTTCATAAGCATAATTCTCTAGCATTGACTTAAACAAAAGTAATTTCTCTTCTTGGCTGCCCATGCGAATTGTGGCATTTACTTGGGGTGCGATATAAAAACTAATACAAAATGGGTCAAACCCGCCATGCTTCTCAATCGAGTAATTTTGTACATTCATCATCTCAAGCATAAAAGGGTTATTAACATTACTGAGACCTTTATCAATCAATCTTTTTGTTTCATAGTCACGCAAATCCATCATATCAGCTACCATACCCAAAGCCGCAAGGTCAAGATAATTCTCTGCATAATCAATTTCCAAAATGGAATCAATGTATGAACAGAATTTATAAACCATTCCTGCGCCAGATAAAGACTTACTAGGATAATCACAAAGTTGATTATTAATAATACAAGCTGCTTCTGAAATTTTTTCAGCCTCATGATGGTCGATAACTAAAACATCAATATTTTTATCTTTTAATTGCTGGTGTTCATCAAACTGATTACTGCTAGAGTCTGGTGCAATTACAAGTTTAGTATCGTCAGGAATAGTATCCAAAATAATTCCATGCTGTTTGCCATCCTAAAGCCTGAAGGTCAAATGTTCAGAGACATAGTGCGGAAATAATTTATTTAAATAGTTAATTAAAATCGCCGAAGACGTGTATCCATCAGCATCACTGTCCACTTGGATAAAAATATTATCATTATTAACGATATGCTGGATAAGCATTTTTGCGCCATCAGTCATTCTATCAATTAAAACAGCTGGATAAATAATACTATCATCTAAATGGAGATAAAAGTCTGTTTCTGGTGGCTTCATTCCTCTATTTGCAAAAATCTGCTAGGTAATTGTTAATTCATTATTTATTGGATTAATTAATTTATAATCTATTTTTATTCAACTCTTTTCTTTCTTTTAGGGATAATAATAATAAAATCCGTTAAAGGGTCTTGCTATTGTAGAAGGTCTGATAACTGTATCAATGAGAATCTGTGGAATACCTTCTTGAATATATGAAATATTACAACGTTTACCTCTTGCTGACTCGCTGGCCAGTGCTACTTCCCAAATATCTCCATTTTTAAACTCTGCAAAAGTTTTATTTCTACTTTGCTAAATTCTATTAAGCTCTATTTTCCCGTAATCTACATAATTATAAATAATATCTTTTAATTGCTTTTTCCCTAATTCAATTTCTGTACACCAAATTATGCCTTTCATTATTTATAATATAACCCTTTCTTTAAATAGCTCCAGAAAAATTTCTTTTCCATCGTCAATTGGAGAATCTTTATAACCAAGTAAATGACCTTTATCCCACATAAAAGAAATATTGCAATATTGGTGATATTTATTATAAATCTTTAAAAGTTTATTTTTCCATTGTTTACTTTCGTCAGTGTTTAACTCTTGGTACTGCTTATCAAAAGCAACAATTACTTCTTCGACATCTAAATCGAATAATAGTCGCATTTGATAAGAAGATATATTACTGCCACAACACGCAACTGAAATATTATTTTGCCATCCAAAATAAGAAGCATATTTTAAAACCGATTTTTCAGATTCAAAAACAATAACTTTTTTCATTTTTCGGATATTGTCTTTATTCCAGTTATAACCATAAAGATTCATTCCAAGAGGATGATTGAATTGTTGTTTTCCTACTTTAACGGGTCGATATTTCCCATATTTTTCAGCATCTTCAAGAGATAGTGTACGGCCGCGCAAACCTATAAAACGATTATCTTTATCAAAATGCGGAATCGTTATCTGGTCGCCTCCAGGGTAAAAACCAATCATAGCCAAGTCTAAGACTTCTTGAGTAATTCCTTCATTTAACCAAGGTGTAATATTAACATTATAATTTAATCGAGATAAAATTTTATTGTTATATTCTTTTAAGGTGATCTGCTCATTTGAAGTTGGATTTATTTCTTCAATCCTTTTATAATTTTCTAAATAAACCCAATCTTCTAATTGTTCACTAGCTTCACTTTCATAACTACCACTAATATTAAATCTATTTGCTACCCACCTAATGGCATCATTTAAATTATAGTTTTTATTGAATTGAATACCTGCGACTTTAATTACAAGAGTGTAAATATCCAAAAATCCACAATCGGTATAGCAATAAAAAGCTTGACTATTTTCATAGTAATAAAGTTTATAACTTCCTTCTCCTGGCTTATTATGGCAGATGGTCTGAGAAATAATTCCAAAATCTGTATACTTGGGATTTCCCCCGAAATCAAAAAGCAGTTGGAATATATCGGCTATATCCAACTGCTCCTTAATTTCATCTTTATCAAAAGACAGCATATTAAAAAGTAATTACTTTAACGCAATTTCCTCTAATTCCAAATTCCTCATTCACAATCTTACAAAGATATTCCTGAGACTTAGCATGATTTGGGTCTTTAGACTTCATTGCCTTATTAGCCTTCAAATATCCTACAGCAATAGCATTGGGCATCTTATATTCAATAGGTCTTTTAAAATCAAGCATATTCATAAATTAGTTTCTCCTTAATTCCAATTTTGTTCATTGTCACCATCGACAATAATACGAATATTATTTACATTTATTACTTCATAATCCCAGGTGGTACAAAACATAGGATTTATTCTACAGGTTCCCAAATCAGCTCTACACCATAAATAAACACCCTTATATTTACCTCGTCTATTTTTATAAACAGACATTTTAATTGTTGGTTTGTCAAAGACATTTGCCGACAAAACTGGTTCAAGAGCTTCCAAATCTTCATCTTTAACAAGAAGTAAAATACTACCATAATCAATTTTCCTTAATACCTTTATTTTCATAAAGGAGTAGACTATATCTTTACCCTGCTCTTTTATTAAGAGTTTAGGTAGACCGTACTTCGCATTTCTGCTACTCTGCGCTACCAGATAGTCGTTGAACCTTCCTCTCTTCAAGGCTCGGCTGCTGATTACCCAATCTAATTAATTTTCAAACATTCACGCTTAATTTTATTTCATATTTACGTTGTAGTTTAATTAGCTCTAAGGGTTTTCCAGCAATTCTCGGTCTAATAATCACTTAGTATTTCTACTAAGGACGACTGTTTCCAAAGCTTTAAATAATTTATATTTTCTATCTAAATGAACTTCACAAGAATCATAAAGCTATTTTAATATATTATATGGTTTATTAGTTCCACCACACCTAATATAATAACTATTCTTAGAACTTTCTTTCTATCTTTTATCCAATTTTGAAATTTCAAATAAATTATTTATCCAATTTAAAATTTCTTTAGTTCCTTGAAAGCTAATACAATAATTATTATAACAATTAGTTTTACTTATAGAACCATCACCATCAAAATATCCTAGAATAAATGGATAATAATATTTTTCATCTATTTTTGGAATATCTAATATTAAACTTTTATTAGGCACTATACCTTTATCATATAAATCATTACTCATTTTTTTACTATTTAAAACTATTTTGCACATCTAGGTCTTATTTGAATACCCCATATCTTGCTCAAAAAGTTTTATTTCAGCATTAGTATTTACAAATTTTTTAAATTTCTCTAAATGGTCAATATCTTTCTAGTTTATAGAAATGATTATTGAAGAATTATTCTCTCTCTAATAATTACAACCATCTGCTGCTATAAAACCTAACCAATAAGCTTTTTCTGGAGTATCTATATTTTCAAAAATATCATAATCTGCTTTATATTTATGAGTTCTTTCTCTTAACAGAACCTCGTTCTCGGTAAGAACTCTTTTTATAACAGGCCTAGATACCTCTAAAATATTAGCAATCTTTTGTTGAGAGTAATTATTCTTATATAAGTTTAATATTTGGCTTATTTGTTCTTGTGTTAATTCTATTTTTTTCATATTTATCGCTCCTTATATAGATTTTCGCTTTATCCCTTAATCTATATAAAAATTGATAGTAAATTATTCAATTACTTTGTCCAATCAGCAATACTTTTTGCACCACGAAGTAGATTTTGGTCAGGAGTTTTAGATTCTTGATAGTCCGCATTTAACTGAGTTGCGGACATAATAAAGATACCGTATTTATTACACATATCTTTAAGCCTTGTAGATAGCATAAACAAGACATTATCCTCTCGGAGTTTAATTCCACCACTGCGACGAGTTATCTCTTCGAGAATCTTGAGGCTGGTATGAATGTAGTCATGAAACACATACTTTACATCATGATCTCTTATATTCTTCTTTATTCTATCTTCAACATCCTTTAATGAAAAATCAGGAAGTTCTTCAATATATAAAGGACTTTCTGAAAGATAAATTGCGGCCTCCCGCACTCTTTCTTCTTCATTGCCCTCATAAGAACCATTTAAGATATGTTCCTCATTTACATTTGAAAGAAAAGCTAACATCATAGTTTGAATTTCTTCAAGTTCCTGCTCTGTTGTAATGAATAAAGTAGGCTCTTTTGTCCCATTCTTTATCCATCCGAATGATTCATCATAAATCTTATCACAAGCAATAAAACAAGCATTCGCAATCATGCTACGAGTCTTACCAACACCACTGGCCGCAGATTGAAGATAAAACTTTTTTAATCTTGCGCCTCGCGTAACCGTATTAATTAACTGACCATATAATGGAATACCTACTTCTGGAGCTTCTTTAAATTTATCAATTAACTCCATAATTCCATCACCTGCTTGATATGCTTCTCCATAAGCGTCATCAACATATTGGAGTCGTATAGAACTAATCTTTTCATCAATTTTATCAGCAATCTGGTCAAGTGAAGAATTATCTAAATAATCTTCTTGTTGCTGTTTCTTTTTTGTATCTAAAATATTGTCTGGGTCATAAATATCACTGACATCAATACCGCAATTATCATAAGCTCGAAGCAAAGTCATTTTCTTCATTCTATGATAATAATAATCAAAAGATAACTCAACTGCGGCAGTTGACGCATTCATTAACCATTCTTCGCCTTTTTCTTTTTGATAAATGGCATAGCTTTTTGGGCGAGAAGATAAGAAATCTGAAACTGTTTCTAGCGTAATTTTTTCTGACCCTAATTCATGGAGTTTATAAATTGCCCCAAATACAATTTTATGGAATGAATTGGGGAAATCTTCATCTATAATTGTATACTTATCAGTATAATCCAAAAGTTGTGGTGTATTAAATACACAACCAATTACCTGAATTATACTGGTCACATCAACATATTTTGAAGCCAGTTAAAATTCCTCCTCTTCATCCAAAAAGCTAAATAAAGGACGTTTTTTAACATTCCTTTGCGGCGATTTAATATGTATTTCTTTTTCTTCTGGAACATATTCTTCAATTCGTTTTGCCTCATTTTTTTGCTTGGCTAACCAAATTGAATAATAATAGTTTTTTGCATCTTGATAAATATAAGGAACTATTCCAATTCCATTTTTAGATTTCTCTATAGAATTGCCTTTTACCTCATAAAAATAAATTAAAGATTTTAAAATCCCAGAATATGAGAATCCATAATCTTCAATAAATGAATTAATTTGTTTTCTAATTCTAGCAGAAACATAATCAGTTTTAAATAGATTCTCAATATATCTATCTAATTTTTCTGAATCTGTCAATTCTCTATTATTTTCAACTTCTACGCAATCTGCATGAGCATACTTTGTATCGGTGATTTTTACGCAATCTTTATCTTTTCTATGTAAAGGTTTGCGACAATAAATACAAATTACCGAATCTAAAGGATTAATAATTTCTGGAATTGGCGATTTAGTTCTTTCTGCTTCTCTGAGAGCACAATCGGCATGAGCATACCGCCTTGAGCCAGTTTGTACAAATTCTTGTTTATCTCTATCAAATCTTTCTCGACAAATAGAACAAAGTACCTAATGTGGCATCTTTTACGCTCCCTTCTATTCTTTCTATATATATTATATCATATTTCAAAAATAAAGTCAAGTCAGTGTTACCACCAACTTGACTTTATGTATTACTCAGCAGCCATCAAATCTTCTTTAATCTCTGTTACAATCAGATTAATAAGCTCTGCCTGGTCAATAGAAGCCTCGGAAATCTTCTTACCTTTACCCAGATATTTCTCAATAATCTGAGTAATTCTTGGTCCAAAGTATGCCTGGTCCTTATTCATAAGAGCACCAACATACTCCTGGAACTCCTTCATCAGAGCATCATAATCGTACTCAGCCTTAGTCACAATGCTTTCACGGTCATTAGTAATATACTTACCGCCATTAAGAGCAGCTTCCTTGTCAATGGCCTCATTCAAAGCCTGAACGACATTTTCATAATTAAACTCTTCAACAATGGGCTTAATATACTTAAAACGACAACCAGTCTCAGCACTATTATCAGGAGAACGCATTACCAGTCGAACTTTGCCTTCTCCATTTTCGCCAGTATACTTCTCAGCATAAGCATAAATATCAGCCATATCCTTGGCGATATTATTAAAAGAACTGGAGCAAGTAGGAACTGTCTGATTATATTCAATACCATTCTTTGCTTTAAAAGTCTTATCCTTAGAGTGAGAAATAAATACAAGCGCATAACCAAGCTGTGTAATAGTGCGGCAAGTATCTTCAAACTCTTTCTTTACCTTTGTCCAACCTTGACCATAAGGAATGTCTCCAATGGAATCAACTCCTGCCTGAGAACAAACATAGCGCTCACAAAGGCCGCCGGCAATATCAATAGTATCAATAATAACTGACTTAAACATATTCTTAATATCTTCGTCCTTCAACTGACGAAGAACCTGCTTCATTTCGCCCCAAGTCGTGACATCCTGCGCCATAACGCCAGGAAGAGCATTATAACCTTTCTCGAATGCCAGAATCAGAGGAGAAGGCATCTAAGAGGCAAAGGTGGTCTTACCAGCCTTCTCAGCGCCATAAATGTAAGTAATATATCCACTTAAATCTCTACTAACCTTATGGGGCTGTAGATTTTTCAAATCAATTGCCATTATATTTTCTCCGTTTCTTACAAAATTTACTTTTCACATACTTTTTATAATATTTACATTTATGCCCTTTGCGACATGAATAATCGCAATAGTGGCATAATGAAGTTCTTTCCTTTTTATAATTATTTCCCTTCATTATGCCACCTCAAGGTTAATTAAAAGTTAAAAACGCCAGCCGCAGGAGCCGCAGCACTCACATTTGCAGTCTCGGCCTTCTTAGCTTTATACTCATCGGCATTCTTCTTCAGAGTTGCCAGGGTAATCTCTCTTTCATTAAGAGCGGTCTGGAACTCAGATGCAAGGATAGTAGATTCATCATCCCAAATATAAGTATCAGCAAGGGCACCAGTGATGACAAAATCCTTCTGAGAAGTTACAGTTTCCTTAACGTCATCCTCGCCGAAAGCAGACTTAGTAATAGTCTGCTTTACAGTAGTCTGAGATACCTGACGGCCCCAAACTTGAGTAAATACAGGCGTATTAGGAGATGCTTCAAGGCTCTCAAAATAACTGATAGCATTAGGATTCAGCACTGTAAACTGCACAGGGAGCAAATCCTTGCGGAAATTAAAGACAAAGCCCTTAACAATCCCCTTCTCAGGAGTAGAAGTCTCTTCATCTGCTTCAACATGGACAACATTTGTAATGACCATATCTGTCTTAAAGGTATTACGCTTATTTTCATCCTCATTCAGCAGAGAAGCATTATGAACAAAACCACCCTCATTGCGCTTAACACTAACAAGCTCTTCATTACCATTACGGTCAGAATAGAACTCTCTTAGACCAATAGCAGTATCAATACGAAGCTTAGCTGCATTCTCAATGCCATCGCCCATAATAGACTTCAGCTTACCATCAATGATATTCTTCAGTGTCGTATAAGTTGCATTGGGCTGCTTACTCTTTGTAATCGCGGTCACATAAGTAAAATGCACCTTTACAACATTTGTCAGGTTATTATCGGTAGCAATCTCTACCTCGCCAGTAATATACTGAGTACCAGGGTTCTTAGAAGTCTCGCCAGTTACCTTCTCCTTGAGAGTATGATTATAGAGAAATCCTTCGATATGGCATTCATTAATCATTTTCTTAGACATAATATTTTCTCCTTTTTTTAATTATTCAATTACAATATTCTTTCCATCTTCGGTTAATGTATATATTGTTGGATTCTCTCCAACCTTCTCTACAAAGCCATCTGATACCAACTTGCGGAAAGCTCCAGATACAGTACGAGAAGAAACAAACAAGCCTTCTGCAATATCCTTAGATTTCCACATTTCAGTATCAAGATTATCCTTCATATACTGGAGAACAAGTTTTCCATTATCCGTAAAAAGTGGTTTTTCTTTTGTGTTTTGTCCAGCTTTAAGGGCTTCCCAATAAAACCGAACACTTTCACTCATTTCAATTGGTTCATTTTGATTTTTAATTAAATTTTCTACATACTCGATAAATTCTTGCTTTTTAGTCATTTTCTAAAAACTCACTTTCTATATCTTGTATATATATTATATCATATTTAATTTAAAAAGTCAATATTAACTCATTCATTTACTGGTTCTTGTTGCCCTTCATCAATAAAAATGAACTCTTGCGCATAGGGCAGACTGCGCGCAAATTTAATAAAACTAGGTGTAACGAAATCTTCGCTATCGCCAGACCATTCAGTTAGCTTATGGAATCTACGTTGACTCTTTGAACACATACTAAGAAGATTTTCATAATTCATAGTAACAGTTCGAGTTTGAAGCCAAGATTCAGGGAGCGCTCTAATAAGCTCCTTCCAGATTCTCTTATCTTTGGTTTCATTATAATTATTACGAAGAGCCTCAAGATAAGGAATTGTAATACCCTCAAAAACATTTGCTTCGATTGTCTGATTTTCTCCATATGGAAGAGTTGTAGTAAGTGGTGTATAATCATCAATCTCAAAACAATCAATAGTAATGGGCTTACTCTGAATCTTGTGCATGGTGGAGGTTGAGTTAGCGACAGTGCCGACTTTGTAGGTATCAAATTCTTTCCCATTTGTGGACTATCTTTTACTTCTTGTGAAGGATACCATTTCGATTTTCATATGCTTCGTTTCCTAAAACATAACTACGTATCAATAGTAGCCCTACTTCCCTGCCCATAAGGCTTAGGGAATAGTCTCTACAGGTTCTAATCATTCAATTAGTTTCCCACGGGATTCCAATGGGTGGTTCCCCGTTAGCTGCGTTTTACCAAAAAATTGGAAATCCGCAACCCCTAGCGATAACTAGGAAAAGTATTTCATTGGCAGAAAGAATTTCTCCTTAATACCAGTATAACGGAGCGGTAATATCTACACTCACGAAAATCTAACGTAGAAATTTACGATGCTCTGGGCCAGCCTTAATAAGAGTCTGCGCCAGCTTCATGTCTTTAGGGCCAATCATAGCATATTCAATATAAGAATCATCCCCAAGAATACCTTCGTGAATAATACTATTCTGATAAAATTCTTCTGAATATTCTGCGTCAGGCTCTAATTCCTAGATAAAAGTATTTACGACATCCTCATAAGCATCATAAGGCGCAATACCATACTAGCTGTCAATTCTATCATATGACTCTTTAGGATTGCGCATTCCCCTCAGCGCATTTTCCCAATTAAAAGTTCTAATATTTCTAAATTCCAAATTTATTACTCCTCATTACTCAGACTATAGGCAATCATTTTTCCACGCTTTTCATAAGTATTCATATAAGCAATAAAATTCTCTAATTCATCTACTACATAATTAAAAGGCTGTTGACTTCTTTTTAAAAAGTCTCTATAGGAAATAAAATTAATTCCTACAATACCATAAGCATGAGCTTTGGCTTCCATAACAGCTGGATTTGAGCAAACAAATGTAGCATTATTTTCCTTTGCGATTAGCATAAGTCTGCTTGTTTTTCCTGATGCTCTCTTATCAATAATTCTAACCAATTAAATAATCTCCTTATTTAATGCTGTATCCAAACTCATTTGAGTGGAAATAGTTTTGCCAATAATCTTCTCGTTCATCCAGCTAATCTTTACTACATTCCTCAATAACTTCAAAAGTGAAATTTTCAACTCCAATAGCTAACATGGCTGGATATAATTTATTGCGGGTTGGCGTTTCTGCGCCAATACCTCGTTTAATGTGTTGCCGCCAACGTTCTATCAAATTTACGCTCTAGCCTACATAACACATTCCGTTTTCTAGGTTTGTGATTTTATAAATTCCAGTATGAACTCCGGTTCCAATTACTCGGCCAACTAAATCTGAATAAGGCTTTTCATAATATGTTTTCCAAATTACTTTATTTAAAGCTTCTGGGTTCCTTAAATAAGGAATAATAGAACGCAACTTTTTAATTTCTTCAATATCTTCATCAGAAAGATTTAAACGATAAAAATTTGATTGCTAAGATATTTCTTCTGCTCTTTTATTAGCTTCAACCATTGCAGACATATCTTTATTATATTGAGCAATCTACTCCTCTAAAGCATCAAGAGTTTCTTTTTTGCTGGTAATAGTAGTAGTAAAATATTTAGCGGAATCATTTAATGATTCTAAATAAGCTTCTGAAAATTCTTGTGAAGCTTGCTAATAATCTTTTTTTAATTGCTCTTTATCTTTTTCAAGTTGATTCTTAGCAAGTTTTAAATCTTGGTCATAAATAGTTTTAGCAATCTCTTTACTTTGGTCTATTTGGTTTTGTAATTCTTCTGTATATCTAATTTTTTTATCGTCAAGAATATAAATCTACTGATTTAAAGAAGTTAATTCTTCTTGTCGCTAATTTAATTCTTTAGATAATTCTTTGTTTTTATTTAAAAGTTCTTGATTTTTATTAGCGGTTTCTTGGTCTGCCACTTGAGTAGTTTTTAATTTTGGCCTAATAATTAAATATGCAGCAATTGCGCCAACAATTAGACCAATTAAAATATAAATAATAAACATGGTTTTATAAAAATAAGGGGCAGATTACTCTACCCCTTTATAATTAATTACTCAAGTGAGTCAAGATCCAGCGCCATGCCCTCGTCAGTCAGCTGGAGGAACTTCACCTTTGCATGAGAGTGATCTGGCAGCTCAACCTCTGCGGGAACACGAATACCATAGCCCTTCTTCTAAATTGCAGAAGTGAATGCGCCATCAACTGTACGCTTCTCAAGGCCAAGGGTAGTTGCCACATCAGCAGCAGTAACATTAGCACCATTAATGCTCTTCAAATACTCAAAAATCTTCTTAGACTTCTCGCTCATTGCCATAATTAAATAATCTCCTTTAAAATTAAAAATATTTGTTCTAAATTTCTTGAACTTTTCATGTAAATATTATAACAAAAAAATTTTAAATTGTCAAGATTTTTTTCTTAAATATTCTTGAACATATTCATCTATTAAAGTAATGTCATAAAGACTATCAACATGACTAAAAA